ATATAGCAGCACCATTAGATGCGTTGTTAATTGTTAAATATGTATATCCTGCTGCACCTGATGGATTTGTGTCATTTATTCCTACATTTCCTCCACTTGTAATAGTAACTAAATCAGTACCTGTGAAATTATTTGTACTACTAGTTATTCTAAATAAACTATGACTAAAAGTTAATGCTGCTTCAGTATCACCTGACCATAAAGCAGTATAAGTTTCATTTGTTTCATCGTGTATGCTTAAATATGGATTTGATGCACCCTCAATTAAAATACCATCATCAGCATTTATAGTATCATTAACAATCAATCTATCTTCTAATGTTACTTGACTATTTGCAATAATCATTTTATTCGAACCAGCGTGTGCTATTATAAATTGTGTTCCACTATGATAAATTCCACTATCTGTATCATTGCTAAAAGATATTGCAGGATTTGTAACACTTCCGTCTGGTAAAAATATTTGGTCAGATGTGCTAACTATTATATCCGTTCCTCCTGTTGTGTTTCCATTGGCAAGTATTTCAGCTAAAGTATCTTGCCCTCCTATTGCACTATCTACATAAGCAGTTGTCGCTATTTTAGTAGAATTATCTCCTTGACTTTGAGTTGTAGCTCTAACACCATCTACTAAAAACCCATCATTACTATCGTCTCCTGTATTAAATATTATACTTCCATCTGCATTATAAACGTCTCCTGTTAAATCTCCAGTTACATCTACGCTTATTGAACTTGGCAAACTAATTGTAACTGCTGCACTTTCACTTCCTGAATCACTTACTGTAATCTCATTAGCAGTACCAGAAATAGTAGCTACATAATTACCTGTTGTATCTGTACCTAATGCAACTGAATTTGGTTGTATAGTTGTAGAAATATTTATATCTGCTGTACCATCAAAACTAGCACTTCCTGCAATATCTCCACTTACTTGTATTGTTCTTGCTGTTTCTAAAGCTGTAGCTGTATCAGCATTACCAGTTAAATCTCCAACAAAAGAAGTAAATGTAGCAGTACCTCCACCAGAAATATTATTGCCACCCATAGCAATACTACCTGACATAGTACCTCCTGCTAATGGTAAATAATTACCTGCTGAAGTATCTACATAGGCAGTAGTTGCAACCTTTGTACTATTATCGTTTGCACTTTGAGTAGTTGCAGTAGTTGTAGATGCAATTACACCTGTTAATGTTCCTTCTACATTACCAACTAAAGTAGCAACTGTATATCCTGTTCCACTTGTATTTACTGTAGTTGTTGGTTCATCTTCTAAATCTCTAAATATTTTAAATTTGTTGTCTCCTGTATCTCTAAATAAACCTGCATATAATGTTGTTCCACTAGGTGCATACTTTCCATAAAATCCTATATCTACTGAATCTGCACTTGTATTATTATTTGCTAATACTATTAATGGGTCTTTTACAGATAGCGTATCTGTTCCTACAGTTGTTGTTGTTCCGTTTACTGTTAAATCTCCTGTTATAGTTAAGTTACCTCCTACTTTTGCATTTGAATAAACGTGAAGGTCATATGTTGCTTCAGGCGTTACTCCTATACCTATTTGAGTTGTAGATATATATAAAGGAGAATTATTGCCAAAACCATCAGTAAGTTGTTTAGCTCCTGTGGTTAAATTGCCATTATCTGTTAGTTTGATTAATGACTGATAAGTATCTTTTATTTTATTTCCTGATAATGAAGCCATTATTTATTTGTTTTATTATTTATCTTATTCAGATAAGTTAATAGTTTTTTTTGATTAACCTGTTTAGGTTTATATGTCTTTTTTATAGTTGCCATCCATGAAACCCTGTATCTTTATCAGGATATATATCTTCATTGTTGTTACTATAATACTCACTAAATTTACTTGGTGCATTAAAACTCATATAATCTATAAATCTCTGCGCATAATATTCAGCATAATCTCTTTCCTTTTGAATTAAGAAGTCAATCTCATCTTTACTGGCAAGAGAACTATTTTCTGAATTATGTTTAAATACACCTCCATTTGATATAGAATATGCTGCAAATGGTAAATATTCAATCATAGCAAAATGAATTAACATAGGTTGTATGTAATCATTTACTAAACTTAAATAATCACCGCTTAACGTACCAGCAATTATATCTGCACTAATTTTATCATATAAATCAGTACCTAAATAATTCTGTACATGAATCTCTTGAGCCAAAGCAATAAATTGTATAAATTTATCTGTATCAACATTAGCATTTAATGCTGTATTTTTTACAATATCTGACCTTTTTATAAATAGTGCTGTTGCCATTATTCTTCAATATTTTCAGGTTGTTCGACTTCTTGTTCTGGTTCTTGGTCCTCTTTTTTTATACCTGTTTCCTTTTCAACTTCTGCATCAGTAATCGCATTTGTTAAATCAGTAAATTCAAGAGGTTGTAATGTTTTAAAGTATATATCTAATTCAATTCCGTTATATATCAATATCTTTTCTAATTCATCAAGTATAGTAACTTGCATAGGTCTTATAACAGTATTATCCATTAGAATTGATGCTGTTTGTAATTCTTCAGCATTATTGCCAAGACCAGTATTATCTTTTATACCTACTAACATAGGAGATACAATTCTATGTGATACCATAACTTTTCTCATAGATTCATCAGATAAAAATCTGTATTGTTCATGAGCATCAGAAAGTATGACAGGTTCTATAGAAGCTGCAAGGTCTTTGCTATCATTAAATGCCAATATAAATCTACCAGCATTAGACGAACCACTAAACTTTTCTTGTATGCTTCTTTCAATCATTTCTCTTTGTTCTTCCGTAGGTACACCATTATTAAAGTTAATAAGCATACTAGGCGCAAGACCATTCTGTATATTATTAATATGGTAATTCGCTATCTCTTCTTCAAGCTCTGCGTATTGTAAACCTCCTTGATAATCTACAGGAGAATAATAATAAAATCCTGCTCTATAAGGTTTGATATAAAGTATTTCTAACCCTGCATTACTCGTTCCAAAAGCAGGTATTCTTTTTGGCACTTTACTACCTTTTATTTCTGACCAGTCTTTTGCATAGTAATAATGCTTGATTATACCTTGATTATTTACCTTCTCTGCCCTTAACGTCTCTACAGGTATATGTTCTACCTGAACAATCTTAGAACGGTCCTTAGAATAGATTATTTGAAGTGCAGCTTGACCCATCATTTTATAGTCATAACATATCTTCTTCATACAATCCTTAGTGAATAATTCTTTGAGTTCTTTATATTCTTCAGGTTTATCAATACTATCAACAGCATCTAATCCTTTACCATACACCATTTCTGCTATTCCATTAATTGCAGCATTGTTTGTAGGACTGCCATTATATCTATCTATTAAGTATTGAAAATAATTGTTGTCATCTCCATATTCAATCCATTCTTGATTATATCTTTCATTAATCTCTGGTCTTGTATAGGAGGAAAGATTTACAACATGGATCTTGCCTTGTTGTACTTCTAATTTCGGTTTTTGAGCTGTTAATCTTCTTCGACTAGCTCTATTACTTTTTTTTGTCATATTATTACAAAATCGTTATCGTAAGAGTTCTCTGTTGTATAATCTCCAGAATGAACATCAAATACGTTATAATCCGTTTGGTCAGTACAAAATATACTTCCTCTATATATAATTGTATCACCATCTTTTACTATAAACGAATAAAATCTATTGGCAACTAATCCAAATGTGCCAGTAATTGACATATATCCGTTTGAATTGCTTACTGTAACAGAAACTGTACTTGTAGTACGTTTAGATTTATCAGTAAGTTCAAATGTAACAGAGCTCGGTGCACTTCTAGGAATTATCTTAAAAGTTTGAGCATCTGTAGATGTTGTTAATATTATCATATATAAATAATAAAGTTAGTTAAAATTGTTTGCATAAAAAAAGGGATACATAAAGCATCCCTCTTTTCTACAAAGTAAATTTAATTATTAAGAATTAGTTCCTTCTGTTGGTGAACCAAATCCTGCATCAGTTAATGCAGTAGCAACTGTTCCATCAGCAGCAACATCTATAAAGTTAGCTGGAACTTTTTCCATTCCAGTTAAAGTTAATGTGTAACCACTTAAATCTCCCATAGCAGCACCAGTTACAATTGTTCCTCCAGAAACATCAGCTCCATTTTCAAGACCCATAATAAATAAGTTTTTATTATAATCCTCTACAACAACATGAGGTCTTCCGTAAGCAATCAGTTTTAATTCTTTATTGTCTTCCTTAGTTAATTTATGTAAGGTTAAATTTAATGTTTGTTCGAAGAATGTAGTACCATTTTCTCTTGACGAAGTGATATTTTGCTCAAACGATGAGTTTCCTTTTACTTCGTATTTGAAATTAGCAACAGATGTTCCAACACTAGTTATAACATCAGTATCTGTAACATCATAAGTAATTGATGTAAAATCACCAAAATCTACAAAGTAAACATTTTTAATACCACCTACTACGTCTTTACATGGTTCTTTTCTTCCTAAGTTTAATCCACAAGCCATAATATTTTATTTTTTATTAAAAAAGGGCAGGTAGTATATACCACCTACCCTTCTTATGTTATACAATTATTTAATTATTAAGCTAATGTTAATAATACTAAATCTGAACCGATTCCGTACTGAACACCAGATGTAAATCTCATAACAACTCTTACGTTTTGAGAACCATCAAGGTCAGCCATATCTAATAACTTAACTTCGTTGTGGTCAGCTAAAAGACCAGTACCAAAGTATAAGTTAGATTTTTGTCCTGCAACAATATGGTCAGATGGCATACCAGAAGCATAAACAACTTCAATACCTTCAAAAGATAATGAAGCATTGTTGTTATACCATTGGTTTCCTTCTCCTTTGTAACCAGCAGCACCTAATCCGTTAGCACCATATCCTCCTAAGTGTCTGATATATGCTTGCCATGCTACAGGTGGAACATAGATTTTTAAATCTTCTTTTCCGTAAACTGCACTAGGAATTGAATCAACAACATTACTTAATAAAGTAACAATGTTAGATGAAGTAAATGAAGTTTCAGCACCATTAGCTGCGTCATTTACATCTGCATCAGCAGCCATAAGAACTGTAAATCCGTCAAATTCACCTGCGTTTCCGTTTACACCTCCCCAGATGTTTTGCTCAGTTTTTTCAGCAACTAAACCTGCAACGTGTCCGATTAAGAAATCAGAGAATTTTGGAGGTAAGTTATCATACGCTGAGATACCCATTTGGATAGCTTCCCAGTCGCTTCTAAAATCTTTCTTACATAATTCAAGGTTCACTTGGAACTCTTCAGGTTGTAAGATTCTTTCAGTCAATGTAACAGTAGCAGTATCAGTAAAATCACAAGTAGCGTCTTTGATTACGTTAGAATCAGTAGCAACTTTTTTGATTACCTCTTTGTACTTTACATTTGGTTTAATCTCGATGTTACCTCTATTTAAAGTATCACCAGATAATAATGCAGCAGAGATATACTTTCCAGCAAATTCTCCAGCATAAGTAGTAGTAATTGAAGTGGTTGTAGCCATTTTTTATCTAATTTTAATTATTAATGTTATAAATTGAATTTAATACTCTGTCTTTAGTAGTAAAACCTCTGTTTTGAGCATATAGTATTTTTTTAACTGGTTCACTATCTGAACCCTGATTGATTGGTTCTGCAGCAGGTTCTTTAGAAAGCTCTTCTATTTGTTTACTCATAGAAACTTTTTCTTCTTGATAACCTAAACTCATTTCCTCAATCTTATCCATAATTGCTTTGATTTTTGAATCAAATTCTTCTCTTGAAACGTATTTGTCTTCGTTAAGAGATTCTTCAGAAACTTCCTCTACAGGAGCTTCTTCTTCTAATTTTTCAGCTTCAACCTCATCAGATGAAAGTTCTTCAGCAACTACTTCTTCTTGGCAAGCAAGTTCGGTTAGTTCTTGTGACATTTCTTCTTCTTCAGTAAGCTGTTCAGAAAGCTGAACTTCTTCTTCTTTAAGCTCAACTTCTTTAACGTCATCTTTTTTGATCAGAGATAATTTCTCCATGATGTCGTTTAGAATTGATGTAGCTTTTTGTTTTTCCATAAAATATATATTATAAAATTAATTTTATTTATAAAAGTAATAATGTGTAAAAAGGTTGTTAGATTTTGCCTATACCTTGAGCTCTTAAAGTGCCATCACAACACTTTCTTGAATATGTTTTGCCATCTTTACATAAACAACCTCTTCTTCCGTTTTTTGGCACATTTCTACCTAATGTTTCATTTGTCTTTTTATGCATAGCTTTGTGTTTTTTGTATAAAGTATATTATATCCCAAACTTGTGCAGAACCTCCTGAAGCTGTTATTTGCCAATAAGAACCATTGGTTACAAAATCCTCATCTGCATAATATTGAAATACTTGATGATAATCGTGTGCTACATCATTTCCTTTTGGGAACGTAGCTTCCCCTACAATTCTATCATAAGGAGTTCCGTTACCTCCTTCAAATTGTAAATCTATATGAGTTTGATTTGCATTAGGTGCTTGATATTTAAAAACGATTGTCATTATATAAACATCATTCTCATTATCTGCTAACACTTTACCTGTTGAATTATTATAATAATCTATACCTGTATAACTTCTATATACAGTTGCTCCGTTATTTGGCAGATTAACAGTAACACCATCAGTCAATGATAATTTATTAGAAGATGTATAAACACTATCATCGTATCTTGTCCAACCTAAACCAGAACCTAATCCTGATTGTGGATATAATTTTACCCATTCTCCGTTATAAACTGTCCATACTCCACTTTCTGTAGTTACAAATGCTCCTTCTTCTATTTTATAAGCATTTCTTATTGCGTCAGTATCGACATCAACTTGTACTTTATAAGATGTATTTTTTATCATTTTTTAGAACTTTTAGGATGTTTAGCTGGTAGTAAATCATAATCTGTAGTGTACTTAGCGTTTTCTGGTCTTCCATTTCTTACTAAGTACATAAAAGCATTAACTCTTGCGTGTGCCCATTGTGAAGCTGATTTTACGTTAGGAGAATGACTTGTATTGAAAGCACCAAGACCTCTTTGAAATACCGATGCCAACATACCAACAGTTATGCCATAACCTAATTTTTCTTTATATCTTTCATTAAAAT